CGGGCGCGCTCGCGCTCCCGCATGTCCTGCACTGCCTGAGTGCGGCGCTGCTCTTTGGCTTGGCGAATGTTGCTGAAGTCCTGCGGACGGCCTTGCGACAGAGCCGACAGGCCCTGACTTGCAGCCGCGAAGAAGTCGTTGCGGTTCTGCTTCTTCTCGTCTTCTGGCGACATCTGCGGGTAAAGCTGCGCCAAGATGTCTTCGACGTTGTTGCCAGTCCCCAGCGTATCGGTGCCTGCGTTGCCGCTCACAGAAGTGGACCCTGCCCCGCCTACAAGGTCCGCTGCCCACGACGGGACGCTGTCTCTGCGATAGGACGGTCCCCACGCCCGCTCTGCGCCAGTATCAAAATGCAGCGAGTTGTCGTAGATGCCGACCCCAGTAAAGCCTTGAGCCTGCGCCAATTCAATGAGCTTTCGGCGCTCGTCGGTAGACATGCCAGACACGCCGATGTCCACAGCATTGCCGTGCATGTGCTGCGAGCCTTTAGCGCCGCCGACAGCAGCGTTACGTTCTGGCGAGCGATAGCCGCTAGTCACGTTCAGAGGCTGACCATAGGCGCTCTCTAGGCCAGTCAGCAACTCAGTGACGCGCGGCTGCAAACCGGGGGTCTCTCGCGCGTCCACCAGCGTCGGAGCCATCGCAGGGCCAGTCATCGGACCAAGCGGCTGCGCGGCTGGCACAGGGCCACGCATGACTGCGGGCTGCGGGGTCATCTCGTCGGTCTGGACGCCCATGCCGCCCAAGACAGGCTTGGCGATCTGCGTAATGACGCTTCCGAGGCTCGCGGCTTCGCGGTTGCGCTCTGCCGCGAAGTCCAGCATCGAAGTCAGCGGATTGCGGCGCATCGGAATGAGTGCCATCAAGATTTTCCTTTAGATAAACGGGATCATCCCGGTTCCGAAGCTGAGATAGTCGAGAGCGCCGGGTTTATACTGCGTCGTAGATGCGTTGTTCAGAGGCGATCCTGCCAACGTACTGTTCATCGTGTTCAGGTAATTCAGCGGCGAGTTGGCGTAGCCGTAGAATTGCTGCTGCGCGTCGTTCAGTTGCTGCTGCCGCATCTGCTGCTGGATCAGGCCCTGCTGTGCCTGCTGCTGTTGCAGCGTGTTCGCCATGTTGAACTGGGTCGAGCCAAGGTTGCCCAACGTCCCAGCACCAGACAAGCGCACTTGCGCGCCTTGCAGTCCGGCCTGCTGGTTCATGCCCTGCGCTTGCAGCCCTGTAGCTTGCGCAAACTCTGCCGCGCGCGCGTTTGCGGCCTGATTCGCCAGAGCAGCTTGAAGCTGCCGCGTTACGTCCTGCTGAGACGCGCCGAGCGCAGTCTGGAAGCCTTGGTTCCGCAGTTGGGACGCGAGCATACCGCCCTGTTCAGCAAAGCCGCGATTGGTCTCTGCTTCCACAAGACCTTGCCGCGATCCGCCGAAGGCCCCAGCGGACGCGGCTTGAGCGCCGATCTGCTGTTGCTGCATCATGCGCTGCCGCTCCATGTCCGCAAGCGACGTGTCAATGACGCCTTGCGTGTACGGATTCATGTACTGGCCGATGCCGCCGACTGCTGACTGCGCGGCGACTTCTTGAGGCGTGTAGCCAAACGTCGTGCCGACGCGCTCAGGTTGGTAGTTCATTACAGACCGAGCGCCGCGCGAAGCGTCAGACAGTGCCGCCGCCGCTTGCTTGTAGGCGTTGTTCTTAGCCACGGGCTTGGGCGTTGCCACACGGGCAGGCCGAACCTGAGCAACGGGAGCAGGTGCTGGTTTTTTACCGCCTTTTGACATGATTTATTTCTTTCCTGCTGTCGGACGGCTTGGCGGAGCTTTGGAAGCGCGGCCTCCTGTCGGAGCAAGCGCCCCCCTTGGTTTAGACGTGGCCGCTGCGGCTATCCGATTGACAACGCTGTCTGGATTGCGGGTATAGATACCGCCGGGAAGATAAGCGCCGATGGTCGCCATCGACGTAGTGCCGCGACCACCTCCCCCAGTGGCCATGCCCATACCCATGCCGTCGCGGTCTCTGCCGCCGCCTTCTCGGACAACAACGGGTTGCCCAGTCATAGGGTCAACAGCGACTTGCGGGCCAAACTGCATGGTGGGCGGGGCACCAGTCATCGGATCAATGAACATGGAGTTGATGAAGTCCCGCTGGCCGGGAGCCATCATCGCCAACTGCTCTTGATAAATCGGGTATGGGCTAAGGTCTGCGCCAGACAGCGCCGGAGCAGCGTCGAAGCCAAACGCGTCAAGCCCAGTGTTGAGCATGTTCGACGCAGCAATTTGGCTGGGCTGGAAGCCAGCAACAGTCGCGCCCTTGTAAGGCACGAAGCCAAGCTGACCGACGCGCCGCGCCATTTCAAGCTGCTGAAGGGCCGCTGCCTTCAAGTCAGGGTCGATGCTGGAAGTGGTTTTACCGCCGAGGCTCATGGTTCTATACTCCTAACGCATGTGGCGAACTGTTCAGTCCAGCCCTGCGGGACGAGCGCCCTGACCCAGCCACGTCGGCCTGATATGGTCAGTTTGCAGCAACCAGCGTCGCGGGCGGCTTGTTCGATCTGTGGAATTGTAGCCACTATATCGTCTAAGTCGCCCCCTGCGGCAAAGACATGATAGTGTTTTTGACGCGGATACTCAATGACTTCAGTCAAGGCGATACTTTTTTCTGTATGCCAGAGCCGAAGCTGCCCTTGCAGCACCATTGCAGTCAGGTCGTCGAAGGTGTGAGTGCCGCCATTATGCTCCATCGCCGCCTCTAATTCAGGGCGATATTTGTCCAATTGGTCGAGCCAGTTACGGACAAAGGCAGTCAGGCTCATTGCTGCACTCGCGTAATCGTCACCGTCGTAGAGGGCGAGGCAGGCGCGTAGGCTGTTGCAGCGTGCGCTTCCAGAAAGCCGCTGGTGCTGTCTGTCGCCCACATGACTTCGAGATACTGCCCTGCGGTGACTTGGAACAGCCCGTCGCGTGAAACGACTATCGTCGCTCCGTTATTGTGCAGCGACGCGACGATAGTGCTGCCAGCAACGTCAGTACCGTTAAGGCGCGGCCAGAAGCGAAATTCGACAGTAGATGCTGAAGACGAACTAATCTGGGCTGTAAAGCCGATCCTGTACGTCCCGGTCTCTGCGAAGACAATTCGAGTGGGGTTGGTGCCGTCGAGGCTAATACCGTCCGCAAAGGTCGGTGTGTCGTATTGGATTGCGTAGGCTGTATCCGCAGCCGCTGCCGTGATGTTGGCGTCTTGAGTCAGGACAGCGTAGCCGCTGCCAACCAACAGAAGCTGGTGCCACGCCCCGTCCTTGGAGACGACAGGATAGCCGTCTGTATCCCACATCAGCAGGCCGTCAACAGTGGCTTTCTCGCCGCCGATCTGGTGCTGCATCAGGACAGTCGTAGGCTCGACAGCGTTTGTCCCGCTATCTCGCAGATAGTTGTGAACGTCCGTAGCCCAGCGGACGAGCGTCTGACTGGTCGGGACAGGAACGATAAAGTTGCGCTTCAACGCAGTCCTCCTGACTTCACGTTGGCGCGCATCAGGCCGATTTTCCAGCCCGCATCCCTGCCTTCAAAGCGCAGCGCGAACTGGCGTCCACGCGCCCTGACTGGAGTGGGGCTGGCAAGCGTGTAAGGTCCGAAAACTTGCTCAGTCAAGTTCGGCATGTCTTTGGTCTTGATCGTCATGGTCACGCTGTTCGGTACTGCCTCGTCTGGATAGAGGTAGTCGATGTAGCTCTGCTGGTCGCCTTGGCCGAGTTCGATAGGCCCGGTTTCGCAGTATGGGGTGTCGCCGTCCACGATAGAGACGTGGGCGAGTTCGTGGTTGTAAATCAGGCCACCCGACGAGACCATGAGAGGCGTCGAAGTTGCTGCCTTGTCGATCCCGACAGTGCGGTCTAGCTTGCCTTTGGTCCAGTGGTTCAGCACATAGTCATAGCAGACGTAAGAGTCAGGCTCTGTCGTCGTGCTGTTCTTGGACTGATAGAGCCACCAGACTTCATTATAGTCACGGACAGTGAAGCCGTAGGTCTTGCTGTACTCAGTGTCGCTGATGTCGTCGTAGACAAAGTCGATGATGTCGGACTCCATCTTCTTCAGCGAACCATCGTAGAGCCAGAAATTTCGCTCTGCTGCCCACATGGCGAAGCGCGCAGTAGTGACAAGGCTGTTTGCGGATAGAAGCCCATTGTTGTCGCCCACGCGGTCAAAGCCGTAGACGTAGGGCGGGCCAAGGTAGCGACCGACGTAGACTTCGTTCTGACCGATGACCAGAATCTCGTTCATAATCTGCGTGACTGCCAGAAGCGGCCCCACGCCAGCCAAAGTCAGCGAGCCTGCTTGGTTGGTTGCAGAGGGAGTCCAGTTTGTGTTGTCTTCAGAAGCAGACCACTGCACCAGACGCGGAGTAGACGTGCCGCCGACGCCCAACACAATGCGCTCGTCAGTCACGATGATGTCCTGCATGTCTTCTGGCGCGGTGGCGATAGATACTGCCGCAGGATCGCCCGGTTCCCACTCGTAAAGATCGCCGTCGCCCCGGAATTGCGCCAGCAAGTTTTCGCCCCAAAGGGCGAAATCCCACGTTGGCACTGGCGTGGGAAGCGCGCCGTCGGCAGTGCGAGGAGTGCCGTAAGCTGAAGTGCCATAAGAGTAAGTGCCGTAACCGTCCTCTAAGCCAGAGTCCTTAGACCCGCCAGCAAACCCGGCTGGCGTAATGTCGTCAACAGCCCCGCTGCTGTCGATATGGTAGAGCGCGAGATTTGTGCCGACGACAATGTGCGATACGCCAGAGTTGTCCGTCCATGTAATGACGTTGCGCGGAGCCTCCAGCGTAGCGTCCGCAAACAAGGCAGAGATGTTGACGCTGACATCAGTTTTGCGGCGTTCCCAGCCTCCGATTATGCGGATTGCGCCGTCTTTCCATCGCACAAGATTTGAGTCAGCCCAGCGGAGTTTTCCGCTGTAGGCTGTGCCGTTCTTGTAGACACCGGGCTTCAGGTCGATAGGAATTAGAGGCATGTCGAGGCTCCCTGTTGGGCGCAGAATACATCAGCCGAGCAGTTTAGCCAATGTCTTAGGTCCAGCGATGCCGTCAGCAGTCAAACCATTTGCTGACTGCCACTTTTTGAGCGCTGCCTCGGTGCCGGGACCAAAGTCACCGTCCGCCTTCAAGCCCAGTTTCGCCTGCATGTTCTTGACTGCTGCGCCTTTTGATCCACGGCGAAGCGTCTCTGAAACAGCAGTCGTCACTGACGCAGCGGCGCTGACTTTGCCGCCCAGCGCCGCCATCGCCTTGGCGTAGCGGGCTTGCCGATCCGCCAAACCGATGTCGCCGCCGTTGATGATCTTAGTCAGCTTTGTCACGTCGCCCGTGTCAGCCACGTCGTTCAGATTGCGGCTACCCCAGAACCACAGCGCGCTCTCAAGCGCGCCCTTCTTGGTCAGCAGATACTCAGCGGCTTCCTCGGCAGTCATGCCAACGGTCTTGCCGAATGCGGTCGTATTCGCACGGCCAGTAACTTGTTTCAGACCTTTTCCTCTGAAAAAATGGCCGTCATTTTCCTTGTGATTGCCTAAAGCACCTGACTTGGAGCGGTTTTTATCCATGTAGACGTAGTTGGCGATCTTTTGCGGATTGCCAGCATACTCGGCGGCATTCTCTTTGCCGGGGCCAAAGTAGCGCGGAAACACGCGCAGGAGCGTGGCTTCCTTGTAGTTCAGGTTCTCCTCCAACACGCGGAAGTCCATGCTCTCATGGGCGCACTGACTTACAAAGCTGGCAATGCGTTTGTCGGTGGTAATGCCGTACTTAGGCAGCATCTCGTTAAGCGCAGTACACCACTCCTCAACCTCCTTGTTGGTCGGGATCATGGCGCGCAGTTGGTCTACAGTCAGCAAAGTCATTTACGGCTCCTATTCGCACCATGAGGACTTCGCCTCACCCTTGTATGGGCGGGCAAGGCCCGCAGAGATCAGGCTTTGAGCGAGGCTTTGGTGGTCTAGGTAGACCTCGCCAAGCACACGGCCACCGTATTTGTCCCACTTGAGGATGACGACATCGACCTCAAGGGCGTTGGCGACCGCGTTTTTTGTAAACGCGCTGGCCTTTCTAGCCAGTGCTGCTTCCGCGTCGCATTGAGCGCGAGGGGCTTTTTCAGGGGTGTCAACGCCCATGACTCGGATTGACAGCCTTGGCGGCAGAGGCGACGGAAGAAAATCCACCGCAATCTCCACGGTATCGCCGTCAATGACGCGGGTAATTTCATAGGGCGTTGCCAGCGCAGGGCTGGTTGACAGGAGAAGGATACCAAACCACTTCACTTCTTTGGTCTCTTGATCGGCACCTTCTTGGTGACAGCGTCCAGCACGGCTTCCTTTGCCATATCCTTGCCCATACCGCCAAGCAGGTCACCGACGTTGCCTGTGGCCGCAGCCTTGATCGCGTTCTCCACCGGGTCAGGCAGGTTTACCCTGTCCAGCACTGCGTCCACGGCCTTCTCTTTGAGCTTGCGCCCCATGAACATGCCAACGATGCGTCCGATCATTCGGTGTACTCCTGTGGAGGGGGCGTATCATCGTCACTGCCCCGTTTGCGGTTGTTGCCTGCGGCCATTACGCCGCCCAAGGCACCAGTAATGAAGCTGGCGATGGGGGTGAGAATAGCGAACAGGGCGCGGTCGTTTTCAGAGCTTTCGCCCAGTGGCTGAGTCACGAAGACCAGCGAGTACAGGATGATGAAGATGCTGCCGCCAAGGATCAAAGTCAGCGATACGCCGATGAAATAGCGCAGCTTGGCTTCAAGAAAGTCAGGATTGTTTTTGCTCATGGCGCGGTTCCTCCAGTCAGGTCTTCAGCGCAGTTCTTGGTGCGAAGGCAGATCGGCGGCTTGCACTCAAGCGACTCCCAATTTGCTGGGTCTTGGCAGGGATAGCGATAAAAGCCGTCGCCGCTGAAATAGAATACCAATGCAATACCAATTGCAAAGGCAGGCCATATCCAATGCTCTAGTGCCATCTTACCACCTCCCCAAATAGCGGCCCCAGAAGTACAGGCCGACGCCAGCCAGCACCATCGCGGCTAAGATTATACCAGCCCACAGCAAAAATTCCATGATTGACTCAATAATCTCGCGGCGGCGGTAGACCTGCTCTCTCTGCTGTTCCCTGACTCGGCGCTCAATGTTCTGGAAATCCAGCCATGCGTCGTTGCCGTAGGTGTAGCTGATAAGCTGGCGCAACTCTTTGCGCTGTTGTTCGCACTGCTTTTGGGCCGCGAAGATGTCGATAGCGCTTTGCTGACTGCCGCCGCCGAACAACGTCTTGAAGACACCCGGCGGCTCGTTGGCTTTGTCAGCGGCGTAGGCAATGTCAGAGACAGCCTTGCCCCACTCTGACAGTTGCGAGGCCATGTCTTGGATTTCTTTGCCAGCCGCAATGCCTTGCTTCAGCAGGCCGAAAGCCTTGCTGCCCACAGAGATGGCCATGCCAATGCTAACTGGGTCGAACATCTACAGGCTCCAGAACGGCGGGCAGGGAAACAGCGGATGAACCGCCAGTGCTACGTCCGCAGTATACCTGCAAATCTTCACAAAAACCAGACGACCGTCGATCCAGAGGTGGGTATAACCCACCCAGATCAACGGTACGTTCACTTTGGCGTGCCTTGGAGTAATCGGTCGATCTTGGCGTCGAGGTTATCAATCCGCACGATGACTCGATTGATGTCAGCATGAACATCGGCCTTCGTGACGTACTCTTTCGCCATTTCCTCGCGGGTGCGATTGAGTAGTATTTGCAGCCGCTGCACCTCGTCTGAGTGGCCTTTTAGTACCCAACTCACAAGACCAAGAATTGCCGACAGGCCTGCGCTCCAAAGCATCTCAGGCGTCATCGTTTACTCCGGCTTGGTGGGCCAAGTGACGCTGTGCGGGAAGCCCGACTGCGCTGTGATGTCACGAAGGGCTTGGCGATAGGTAGTCATCTCTGCGCTCATGGTCACGTCGGACAGAGCCATCCAATCGGTCTCTGCCAGCTTGCGGTCGCGCTCTTTACGGACTTCCGCTGCTTTAGCTGCGTCCCGGTCTGCGATTTGCTCAGCCGTCAGGGCCACAACAGTCTTGGTCAACATCCAAGAACCATCCTTCAGCACAGGCACACTGCTATGCTCAAGGCGATGGGTCATCGGGTCGTATGCAGGCGCGGCATCATAGCCGACAGGGAACACCCCGAAGTCCGCCAGCACTCCGTCAGGAATAACCTTCGGGAAGCTGGTGTTTGGGTTGTCGCGGCGCAAGTCTCCGACCGTGTAGGGGTATTGGTCGATCTGGCCGTTGGTGACTTTGACGAACATTGTAGGTCTCCGATCTGTTCGTTACGGTTGCGGGGCGAGAGTATAGGTAAACACGACGTTAGGAGTGCCAGACAAAACAAACATTTTTGTTCCGTCGTCACTGAAAGAAAGGCCAAAGGGGTTCGTTGTCTGGTTTCCGATAAAAACACGCTGATTGGGAGACCCACCAGCAGAAGAAATGTTCCAAGGCGTACTCAAGTGATACTCAAGCACTTCGTCGTCTTTCGCATAATAGCGCACAATGTACATGCGCTTGCCGTCTGGACGGAAAAAGATGCCACTGGGTTCGCTTTCCACGGCTTTTGATTGGACGAATGTCAGCGTACCTGTCCAAGCGGGGCTGATGGAGTACTCGTTTACGTCGTCCCCAGTAATTCCGCAAATGTACATCTTCGTGCCGTCAGGCTTAACAAAAATTCCGCTGGCGTTAATTTCTTGACCGGAAATGCTGCGGGTAGCAGTCAAGGACGCCGTAGAAATGTCCCAAGCGGTGCTTAACGAGTAGATGTAAACAGCGTCTGAGTTAATGCCGACGACAAGCATCACCGTCCCGTCGGGCTTGAAAAATAGGTTTCTGGGTGCTGTATCGCCTATAACTTTTGCCTGCACAAACGTCGCTGTGGACGTATCCCAAGCCGTGCTTAGAGAAAACTCGTTCACATCGTTGCTGTCATCGTCTGTAATGTACATCTTCGTGCCATCTGGCTTGAAAAACATGCCATATGCCTGAGTCACTTGTGGCGTAACGTCTTTGCCGCCAAGAGAAAACTGGGTGACCCTGTCCGAAGTCGGATCAATATCGTAAAAAGCACCTCCGTCTGCACGAAACCAAAGACCTTGCGGTGATATGTTTTGCGATGCGCGGCTAAGTACATATGAAGCCGTGGAGACATCCCAAGCCGTGCTTAACGAGTACTCATAGTAATTGTTATTAGTGTCACCAGAAATGTACATCTTCGTACCGTCAGGCTTAAAGAACACAGAAGTAGGCACAGTGTCTTGGGCAGCAACACTAAAGCTTTGGACATAAGATGCTGTAGAAATGTCCCAAGCAGTGCTTAGATTGTATTCGTGGACCTTACTTTGGTAAGAACCGGCGACATACATTTTGGTTCCGTCGGGCTTGAAATACAGACCTTTGGGTAGTGATTCCTCAGACGAGACAAAAAAGTTTTGAACGTAAGACGCCGTAGAGATGTTCCAAGCAGTGCTTAACGAGTACTCGCTTACGTCATTCCCAGCGTCACCGAGAATGTACATCTTAGTACCATCAGACTTGAAGAAGACACTCTGAGGCAAACTATCCTGCGCGGCCACGCTAAAGCTGCGGACGAACACAAAGTTCCCCACAAACCAAGCTGGCGCGTTAGAGTTCACTCGTGCGTATTCATGGACAGAGTCACTATTTGTTCCGATTATGTATAAACGGGTGCCGTCAGGATGGAAAAACACATCAGTAGGAAGCGTTTCTTTCCCAGATATTAAAAGAGTTTCAAGGCTATTAGCCGTAGACAAGTCCCACGCTTTTGGGTCGTCGTAGTAAGCATACGACAAATCCCAAGCGCCATCAGCAAACGATATACCAGAAGAAGCCGATTGCAGTTTACGGTTAAGCATTATGCGTCTCCTACGCGAGCGCCGTAAACCTGAGTGCTGACCTTCCAAAGCACGATGACCGTGTAGCCCGTCGTGTTCAGCGCAGGCGCAACGCCGCCGTCCGTCTTCCACACAACGCCAGAGCCGCCGAAAGTCGCGTCCGTCCACGTCAGCGTGTAGGCCGTGCCGTCGTCCACCATCAGCGTAACAGCCTCGCCAGCAGCGAAGTTAGTGGCTTTCGGCGTGCGGCTCGCGCCCAGCGTAATAAGCTGCACAGCGCCATTGTTGGGGTCAATTTCAAAGGCAGCACCGTCCGTGATCGTAAACACGGTTTCGATGACAGAATTGGAAAACTTTACGTCGCCGTTAGCATCGGCGGTTACGACTTTGGACGCTTGCGAGGTGCCGAGCGTCGTAACATCGACGTAGTTTAGTTCAGCAGTCGTCGCTGTTACGCCGTCCAGTAGATTAAGTTCAGCCGCCGTAACTGTAATGGCAGTGCCGTCGATCTGCCAGAGACCGCCTTCAAGGTTTGGTTTGGCTTTCTGAGCGCCCGTGCCGCCAAGAAGCGCGTCAACAGCGTCGAGGTCGCTGTTCAGCTTAGTACCCCAAGTGTCAGAGCTGGCCCCGACTTCTGGTTTGACAAAAGCGTAGTTTGTCGTCGTTGTGTCGGCCATCAGTCAGGCTCCCTATTCTGCCGCCCAAGTCTCTACGTCGGGCGAAATCGGTGTCCAAAGCTCGCTATCTGGAGGCACAGTTGCCCAAGACTCTGTGTCAGGGGTCTCTGGTTCCCAAAGAATACGGCCATTCGCGGCAACTATACACGAAATTGGGACCGTCGCCATAGCCCTGTGAATACGATTCGGCGTAGCAGTCAGCGCACTGGTAATCGTGATCTGGGCGCTGTCTAGGTAAACAGCCGTCGCTGTTGCTGTTACAGACGTTTCTACGGAAATCAGACTGCCGCTTTGGCGCACTGCTGTTGAGTCAGAAGTCAGACTAGCGGCCACTGAAATAGCTGCGGTCCCAAGGAATACTTGCTGGCCACTTGCAGTCAGCGATGTGCTGATAGACAGCGCAGCGGCCCCGGCTTTCACAGAGACGCAAGCCGCAGTCAGCGAAACAGCAGCAGAGATAGCAGCCTGTGCGTCTCTGACGCGCACAGCAGCCGCTGTCGTGGTGCTGGTGATTGAGATTGCCGACGCGCTCGTTGCGGTGCGTAAGCCCGTAGCAGTCGTCGTGACTGCGGATGAAATAGCTGCGGTCCCAAGGAATACTTGCTGACCACTTGCAGTCAGCGATGTGCTGATAGACAGCGCAGCGGCCCCGGCTTTTACAGAGACGCAAGCCGCAGGCAGCGAAACAGCAGCAGAGATAGCAGCCTGTGCTTCTCTGACGCGCACAGCAGCCGCTGTCGTGGTGCTGGTGATTGCGATGACCGACGCGCTTGTTGCGGTGCGCAAGCCCGTAGCAGTCGTCGTGACTGCGGATGAAATGGTTGCGGCAGCATCGACGATGCTGCCGTCTAGGCCGTAGCTATAGGCACTGTAGGCCCCCGTGACGTAGCCTGTGCGGTATACGGTCATGGGGTGGCCTTATCAGTTCAGGGTGATGTCCAGATCGCCCGCAGGGATGCGGAACACGTCGCCAGTGTCGATAGTTTTGGACGTGGTCAGGTTTCCGTAGGCGATCAGATTGCCGCCGCTCAGTGCGTCGAAGACGCCGACTGCGACCAGCGTACCCCAAGACGAGCCAGCGACAGGAAATTCGACGTTGGCTGCGTTGGTGGCGGTGTCGCTGGACACAGTAAACGTGAACGACTGACGAGCGTAGGAGGTGCCGCTGCACTCAGTGCCGCCGCCGCCTTCACCGGGGGCGACAGTGAACAGAGCCAGATACCATGCGGTCGGGCGCGTGACGGACGTAGTGGTGAACAGCCACTGGAGCGTG